AGATTATTGCGCAACATTTCAGTATGGATACAATTAAGAAAGTATCTGGCATTAAATTGCTTACAAATGCAGAAAAGCAAGAGATTCAAGCACAGCAGCAGCAAATTGCAGCAATGCAACAAGCTATGAAATCAGGGCAGATAATGCCTAACATGCAAATGCCGCCTGAAGTTCCAGAGGAAACGTTAGAATTAGTAGATATGCCTTAATGGGAAGACGTAGAGGCGTTGATTCGTGATGATGCTGCAAGATGCTTTAATATTGATATTGAAACAGATTCCACGATTAAAACTGACCAAGAAGCTGAAAAAGCTGCAAGAGTTGAGTTCTTAACCGCTGCTGGTGGATTTATGGAAAAAGGAATGTTGCTCCCACCTGACTTGCAGCCTTTGGCAATGGACATGCTATTGTTTGGCGTGCGTGGGTTTAAGGTATCAAGAGAGTTGGAAACATCATTTGAGAATACCATCTCTAAGATGAAAAAGGCAATGGATAACCCCCCCCCCGCTCAGCCTGACCCAGCTATTGCTGAAGCGCAACAAAAGATGCAAGGAGAACAAGTTAAGGTGCAGGCTCAACAAGCAACAGAACAAGCTAAATTGCAATCTCAAGTGCAAATTGAGCAAATGAGGTTAAGTGCTGAGCAACAAAGGGAAGCGGCAAGACTGCAATTTGACCAACAGCAAGCGCAAGTTGCCAATCAATTAGAGTTATTGCGCTTAGGCTTGGAAGATGCAAAAGGGCAGCAAGAACGGCAAATTATGGAAACTGAAAATATTCGTCAGATTATACAAGAGTTTATAAGCGGTTTACAGTCTGCCGCAAGTGTGTAGATAAATAGTGCTTGCATTATTTGTACAAACAATTATTGTAGAATTATGTATAACTTTCATCTTTACGAAGAAAAGGAAATCAAGAAAATATTGGGCAAAGATTATGCTTGGTATAATGCTGGTTGCCCTATTAAGCAAAAGTCCGATTGGCTTAGATTAGATGAGTTACAAGAAAAGCTTGTAAAAGCCCTTGAAGCAGGGAAACTTCCACTTTCAAAAACTGTAAATAAATACGAAATCCCAAAGTTCCACGTCATTTCTGATGAGATGATTGGTGGGATGTTCTGCCCTGCTGACGGGAAAACATACGATTCTAAATCAAGCTATTACAAAGCAGTTAAAGCCAAGGGGCTTGAGATAGTGGGCAATGACCCAATTAAACCAAGTAAACCAAATGTCCCTGATGTTAATTGGGAGCGTGCGGTAGCCGAAACATTACAACAACTAAAATAGGAGTTATTATGCCTGAAGAAATTGAAAACGAAGTGGAAGAAGTAATTGAAGAGGTTGAGGAGCTTTCTATTGAAGACGAAATGCGAGCGGCTTTACAAGAGCCGCAAGATGAAGCGGAAAAGCCTGAAGTTGTGGAAGAACCAACGCCCGAACCAGTAGTTGACGAAACCCCGCCGCCAGCTTCATTATCTGGTGCTATTAAAGAAAAGTGGAAAGATTTGCCTGCCGATGTAAAGGCAGAATGGTCAAAGCGCGAAAATGACTTTCACCAAGCCATGACGCGTCACGATGGTGAGTTGAATTTAGGGCGCAAGATGAAGGAAGTCATTAATCCTTATATGCCAATTATCCAAGCTGAAGGTGGCACACCAGAAACTGCAGTGAGGGATTTACTTAACACGGCTTATGTCTTGCGTACAGGCTCGCCAGCGCAAAAAGCTGAGATTATCCGCACAGTTGCACAACAATATAATGTGGATTTAAACCAAGCGGTGCAGCCAAGGGAAGAAGTTCACCCAGTTATTGCACAGCTTCAGCAACAGATTGCAGACTTGCAAACTAAAGCCAATCCAGAGGCAATAAGAAATCAGTTGCAGAGCGAGTTGGAATCTGCTAATATACAAGAACAAATCAAAGCCTTCGCTTCAGATGCGAGCAATATACATTTTGAATCTGTAAAAGCCCCTATGGCTGCATTATTAGATTCAGGACAAGCTCAAACAATGAAAGAGGCTTATGACGCAGCTTGTTGGGCAAATCCTACAATTCGTGCATCACTACTAAAAGAGCAGCAATCTCAATTAGAGGCGAAACGAAAAGAAGAGATAAAAGCCAAGAAACAAGCATCAGCATCTATTAGTGGCAGTCCAGAGTTGACTTCACCAGCGAACAGAGCAAATCAAATATCATTGGAAGACGAGTTGCTTACACAAATCCGTGAGGCAAGTGGTCAAATAACATAACAATTAACAATTGGAGCATATTATGCCATCACCAAATCTATCGGAAATTGTTACAACTACCTTGCGTAATCGCACAGGTGAGCTTGCTGACAACGTTCTAAAAAACAACGCTTTGCTTTCTCGTTTGAAAAAGAGAGGCAAAGTAAAAACTGTATCAGGCGGACGTACAATTGTACAAGAACTTGAATATGCAGAAAACTCAACATACAAACGTTACTCAGGTTACGAAACTTTGAACATTTCTCCATCAGATGTGTTCACAGCGGCGGAATTTGATTACAAACAAGCGGCTGTTGCTGTTTCAATCTCAGGATTGGAGCAACTACAAAACAGCGGTGAGAATGCAATCATTGACTTGCTAGCAGCTCGTATCCGAAACGCTCAAAAAACAATGGCTAACAATATTGCTGGCGATTGCTATTCAGACGGCACAGCAGACGGTGGTAAACAAATCGGTGGCTTGCAGCTACTTGTTTCTAAAACACCAACATCTGGCACAGTTGGCGGCATTGACCGTTCACTATGGACTTTCTGGCAAAACAAAGCAACGGTTTCAGGAACAGCAGCTTCAGCTACTAATATCCTAGACCGCATGAACTCAATGGCATTGTCATTGGTTCGTGGTACAGACCGCCCAGACTTGATTGTAGCTGATACTAACTACTACCAATTTTACCTAAATAGCCTTCAAGCTATTCAACGTATCACAAGCCCAGATATGGCTGCTGCTGGTTTCACTAGCTTGCAATATTTTGGTCACGGTGCTGCTGCTGATGTAGTTCTTGACGGTGGTGTTGGTGGTTTCTGCCCAACTAATACTATGTATTTCTTGAATACTGATTACATCCACTTCCGCCCACACGCAGCCCGCAATATGGTTCCGATTGGTGACGAAAGATTCTCAGTAAACCAAGATGCTATGGTTAAGTTGATTGGCTTTGCTGGTAACATGACAGTATCAAACGCATCTCTTCAAGGCGTTCTTTCACAATCATAATTTAATTAAGGAGTTTATATCATGGCTTATACTATTAAAAACCCGATTATTGGTGCTCCTGCCATCAATCTTACTGAAACTACAGCTTTCCCAGCGGTAGCGTTAGGGACGATTGTTGTTGCAGAGGACGAGACTTATGGTGGTGGTGAATTCATTTATCTAAAAGGCGTAGCTTCTACGACTGTAGGTACTTGGGTTACTTACTACCAAACTGACTATTCAACAACGCGCTTAGCAGCAAATGACATTGGTCAAACAGCAATTGCTATGTCTGCTAATACCGCTGGTCGTTTCGGTTGGTATCAAATCAGCGGCAAGGCAGTTGGTTTGGCGTTGGCTGGCTTTGCTGACAACGGACTTGTTTATGCTACAGCTACTGCTGGTAGCGTAGATGATGCAGTTGTCGCAGGCGACCGCGTTAAGCTTGCTCGTGGTGCTTCTGCAGTTGGTACGCCTTCTGCTGGTTTCGCATTCTTCGAGATTGCCCGTCCATTTATGGATGATGGCTCGGCGGCATAATGAGTTAGGGGGTGTAAAAACCCCCTTTCTTTTCTTATCGCAATAATATAATATAATGGAAACAACAACAAAGGAGTTTCTATGTTTGCACCAGCCCAAATTATTCAACAAGGTCAAAATTACCACGTTCAGCATGGTACTGACCAAGGTTTATTTGTTCAGTTTTATCTTGAGTCATTAAAAGACGAGGAAGAAACTACATTGCAAGGGCGCCCAATTTTTAGAGACGTAGAATTTATTAAAATTATTCCAGTTGGTGACAAGAACACAATTGTTTGTCGCCCAGTAAAAACAACAGATGATGCGGGAACACCTCCAGACTCAGTTAGATGGCCGCAACAATATGCAGCATTTAAAGCGCAACAAGAACAGCCTTTAGTTGGAACTCCGATTACAGAATGGCCGCCAATTTCTAAATCACAAGCTTTAATGTTGAAAGGCGTAAATGTTCACACGGTAGAAGCGTTGGCAGCGGTTTCAGATTCTAACCTAGTTAATTTAGGTATGGGCGCACGTGAATTGCGTGATAAGGCTATTGCTTACCTAAAAAGTGCGGAAGGCTCTTCGGGTGTGAGTGCTTTGGCTGCTGAAGTTAATGAATGGAAAACTAAATTTGAAGCATTGCAAAACCAAATGAATGCGTTGCTAAAAACAGAAACCAAGAAAAAAGCTAAAGAGGTTATAGATGGCGAGAACGCTTCTTGAATTAGTCAAAGCATTTTGCAATGAAGTTGGCATTACTGAGCCGCAACAGTTATTTGGTTCGCAAAACGACCAAGAGAAGCAACTTATTTCATTGGCAAATAGGGAAGGTAAAGACTTTTCCAAAATGGCTAACAAGAATGGCGGCTGGCAAGAATTAAGAAAAGACTATTCTTTTAATACTGAAATAGTTGCAGGCTTGACTGGGAATACTACTTCAGGCTCAGCGGTTATAACTAACATCTCAAGCACGGCTTCATTATCTAGTGGTGGCGTTTGGGGATTGACTGCAAATGGCTTAACAAATCCAGCTTTTATTGTCACAGTTGACTCTGCAACGCAAATCACAGTTAACCAGCCATTTACTGAAACGGGGACGGGTGTTGCACTAACTATCGGCAAAGTTGCATATCCTATGCCTAGCGACTTTGAATATTTCGTGCAAAAGACATTTTGGGATAATAAATACAAATGGGAGTTATTGGGTCCTATAAACGCACAAGAAAAGCAAATCTTGCGCTATGGTGTTGTAGCTTCGGGACCACGTAATAAGTTTTATATTCGTGATAATAAAATGTGGCTTGACCCTATGCCAACAGAGTCGGCACTTATTGCTTACGATTACTATTCTAACGCTTGGTGTCAATCAAATGTGGGAGCAGTACAAACTTTATGGGCAGCAGACACAGACACTTATCTATTGAGTGAAGAGTGCTTTATCGAGGGTATGAAATGGCGCTTTTTTAGAGCAAAAGGTTTGGATTATGCAGAGGAAAAACGTTCTTATGATATGGAATGTGAGCGTATTATTTCGTGATGGCGGAAGCCGTGACTTATCACTAAATAGTAATGGTTATAGTGTGCAGTTTCTAAGTGATTACAACATTCAAGACGGTAATTTTCCAAGCGGGGTTTAGATGATGCCACAAACCTCTAAAAAGCGCGTTTCAAAACAAACTTCAATTCAAGCTCCAACAGGTGGCTTGAACGCTAAAGACCCGCTTGCGGCTATGAAAGAAACTGAAGCTGTAACGATGGATAATTACTTTCCACGCCCTTCTGATGTGGTTTCTCGTAATGGTATGCGTCAATGGTCAACTGGAATAAGTGGTGCAGTTGAAACTGTTGCCGTTTATAATGACGGTGCGAATGTTGATTTATTCGGCTTTGTGGGTGGGAATATATACGATTGCACTTTGCAAGGTGCAGTTGGAGCTGCAATGGTTACGGGGCTGGCAAACTCGCGTTTCCAGACAATTAACTTTGGAACTGCTGGCGGATTCTTCTTGATGTGCGTCAACGGCGAAGACAAGATGCAGATTTATAATGGTACAAGTTGGTATGCTGACGGCACAACCACAACGGTTACTGGCGTTGATACTGCTGATTGCATCCATATTAATAACTTTAAAAACCGTGTTTGGTTGATTGAAAAAAACACTTTTAACGCTTGGTATTTACCAGTTGCGTCTATTGGTGGCGCGGCTAATAACTTGGATTTATCAGGCTTGTTTAAGCTTGGTGGTTATTTAATGGCAATGGCTAACTGGACTATTGATAACGCTGCTGGGATTGATGATTATGCTGCTTTTATTACGTCTCAAGGCGAAGTTGCTTTATATAAAGGCACAGACCCTTCAAGCGCTGCAACATGGGCATTAGTCGGTACGTTTCGTATGGGCGCGCCAATTGGTCGTAGATGCTTTTGTAAAGCTGGTGCTGATGTTCTTGTGCTAACAACGGACGGTGCTTTCCCGCTAAGTAAGTCATTGCTAACTGACCGCTCACAATTAAATCTTGCAGCAACTGATAAAATTAGCGATTTAATCAATAACGATGTTATTACATACAGAAACAATCACGGCTGGCAGCCTATTATCCACCCGATAGGGAATAAGCTCATTATTAATGTTCCCACTGCTGAGGGCGCAACTTCAATACAATACGTCATGAATACTACGCACGGCGCTTGGTGTAGATTTGTGGGTTGGAATGCTTTTAGTTGGGAAACAATGGGCGACCAATTATTCTTTGGTGGTCAAGATGGTATTTGGGAAGCTGATACAGGGCAAAGCGATGACGATACAGAAATTACGGGCGTAGTTCAGCAAGCATTTAGTTATTTTGATTCCAGAGGTTTACAAAAGCTTTTCCGCATGGCTAGACCAATTACTGTTTCGGAAGGTAATATTGTTCCCGCTGTTTTAATGAATGTTGATTTTGGTAATAGACGTGCAGAGGTTTCGTCTTATACAACTGGCACAAGCGGTACGGCATGGGACGATGGTTTTTGGGATACTTCGGATTGGGTTGCTAGCGATACAATCTCAAAACAATGGCAGTCTATATCGGGAGTTGGTTTCTCTGGCGGTTTGAGAATGGTAACGACTTTGAAAGATATTTCCTGCGCTTGGGTTTCAACAGACTTTATATATGAAGTTGGAGGCTCTTTGTAGTGCTTTTATATGGTGCTGATAAAGAAGTTAGAGAATGGTGTTCGTTAGGTTTGTATGGCGATATAGAATCTTTTGGCGATAAAGATTACACAATAGGAATTACAAAAGGCGACAAACTAATAGCAGGAATAGTTTATAATAATTACTTGCCTAACGTGTCGATTGAGATGTCTATATTTAGTATTGACAAAAGCTGGGCAACAAGGCATAATATAAAAGCGTTATTTCATTACCCCTTCACTCAGCTAAATCTGAGAAGAGTAACAGCGCTTTGTTCTGCAAACGAAGGGGATATTATGAATTTTCTAAAAAGATTAGGTTTTACACAAGAAGGCTATCATCGCGAAGCTAACCCTTTGGGTGGCGATATGGTATCTTATGGTATGCTTAAAACAGAATGTAGGTGGCTCTCATGAGTAAAAAGCCAGCAAAAACTCCAGCAGCTCCAGACCCAGCAACAACCGCGGCGGCTCAAACAGCTACTAATAAAGAATCTGCATGGTATAACGCTATGCTTGAAAATATGAATCAAGAAACGCCTTATGGTAACTTGACGTATGAGCAAACTGGCACAGTAGACGCCCCGAAATGGACTTCTAGAATTAGCTTATCACCTGAGCAACAAGCTTTATACGACACCTCTATGCGTTCAGAGAATGCACTTGCGGGCTTGGGCGAAGCGCAATTAGGTCGTATTAGTGATTCAGTATCAACCCCATTTAGCTTTGCAGGGTTGGGAGATGCACCAACAGCACAAAGCATTGAGCAACTTTCTCAGCAAGGGCAAGATGCTATTATGGCGCGGCTAAACCCGCAATTTGCACAAGATGAAGAGGCTATACGCTCTCGTTTGATTAATCAAGGTATTGGTCAAGGCTCGCAAGCTTATCAGCGTGAAATGGATACATTTAACCAGAAAGTAAATGATGCACGCAATCAAGCTATTTTACAAGGTGCTAACTATGGCGGTACATTGCAAAACCAAGCTCTTACACGCCGCAACCAAGGTATTCAAGAATACACAACACAGCGCAACGCTCCGTTGAATGAATACACTGCTATGACTTCAGGCTCGCAGGTGCAGAATCCTACATTCAGCTCTGGAGGTAACTCTGGTACTCAGCCAGTTGATTATGCTAATTTGGTAAATCAAAATTACCAAAATCAAGTTGGTGCAGCTAATGCTCAACAAGCGGGGAATAATGCCACGACAGCGGGTTTATTTGGTTTAGGCGGCTCTTTACTTGGAGCAAGTAAAAATAGTTTAATAGGCAGTTTATTTGCTTCTGATGCACGCATTAAAGAAAATATTGAGCCTATTGGACAAGAAAATGGATTTAATGTTTATGAGTTTAACTATATTGGTAAGCCAGATAAATATATCGGAGTAATGGCTCAGGAGGTTGAAAAGATAAATCCTGATGCTGTTGTAGAAATTAACGGAGTTAAGCACGTTAACTACGACATGATTGGCGTTAAAATGCGAGAGGTTGCATAATGGCAGAAGTTCAGTTTTTTGACCCTAAGGTTGGTAAAGAAGTAAGGCAGCGAAAGGCGTTCGCTAAGTCTTTAATGCAGCAAAGCGAGCAACCAACATCTAGCGAGATGGTCTCAGGTCATGTAGTAAAGCAATCCCCATTGTTGGGTTTTGCAAAAATGCTTGGTTCAGGTTTGGCTGGTTACGAAGCAAACGCCGCTGAAGAGCAAGCAACTGCCGATGAGAGTAATAAGGCTAAAAAAATGGCTGAAGCTATTCGTATGTACGGACAAGACCCACAAGCTGCTGCGAATATGCTAATGGAATCACCAGCTACTAGCGAATATGGTATGCAGATGGGAATGGATGCAGTTAAGCGTCAAAGAGAATTGCAAGATTATGAGAAAAAACAAGCTGATGCGCTTGATTTATATGGCAAGCAACGCTCTTAACTGCTGTAGGTCATTAGCAGCCTTTCTGCTGCTACTACTTAAATTCATAGCATATTGGTCATACACACCGAAATTTGATTTAACACCATCTTTGTTATCTAATAAA